GCGTTACGCAGCCTCGCACGTATGTGTTCACTTACTACACCGCGTGGGAAGAGGAGTCCATCCCCTCAGAGCCGTCGGACACATTGTTCCTCAAAGAAGGCCAAGCGGTCACGCTCAGCAACATCCCCAGTCTGTGGACACACGGCCCCGGGTACCAAGAAACCGGCATGAAGATACGGGTGTACCGGACCGTCGCTGGTGTCAGTGGCTCGTTCTACTACCGCACTGCTGAACTGGACATGGCTTCGCCGATCACGGCAACGTACGCCCGCTCCGGCGCCACGGTCACTGTGACCAAGGTTGGCCACGGGTTCACAACGGGCGCGATCGTCACGTTCCGGGCCACCACTGGCACGGCGACTGCGGGCGTCTACACCATCACAGTCGTCAACGCGGACACGTTCACGTTCACCGATGAGAACACCGGCACGACCTCGGGCAACTGCCAGTACGCCGCGGCGCTGACCTACACGGACGACAACGACGTCACTGAGCTCGACGACATATTGACATCCGAGGACAACGACCCGCCAGACCCGGACATGAAGGGTTTGCTGGCCATCCACAACGGCATGGTGGTCGGCTTCATCGACAAGACGATCTGTTTTTGCGAGCCGAACAAGCCGCACGCTTGGCCAATCAAATACCGCCGGCAGGTGGATTCGCCGATTGTTGGCTTGGGCGCCTACGGCACCACGCTGCTGGCTTTGACGGATCGCACGCCTTGGAAGCTCGACGGCAACAACCCCACGGCCATGTCGCTCACGCGCA